GTTATGTACGCAGTAACAGTAAGTCTGGTGTGGTTGTTAATAAGTGGGCTTGGAATTACTTGGGGGGTGTTATTAGCGTCTGTTGTGTTCAGTGCAACCGCCTATGCCGGAGTGCAATTTATTGCAAATGGGCTGTTAATCGACGTAATTTGGGCACTAATCACTCAAATTTTGGCCTCTACGGTCGCTTTCTACCTTAATTACCGCACCCAGTATCGACTTAGGCAACAAATAAAGCGTCAATTTGAGCATTATTTAGACCCAAGACAGGTAAAACAGCTCCAAAAGAACCCTGAACAGCTAAAACTAGGGGGTGAAACGCGGTATGCGACGTTCTTGTTTACCGATGTTCGTGGGTTTACCAGTATGTCGGAGAGCCTGCCTCCAGAACAAGTAACCTATATCATGAACAAAGCGTTGACGGCACAGCAAGCCGCAGTACAAAAGTATGGTGGAATGGTAGACAAGTATATCGGTGATGCAATGATGGCTATATTCAACGCACCACTTGACCAAGCCGACCACGAAGAACAAGCAATAGATTGTGGCTTGCAGATAATAGAGAATATGGAGGCTTTAAACCAAGAGATGAAGCAAGAAGGGCTGCCAGAAATAGCAATAGGCATTGGCATAAATAGTGGTAATGCAGTAATAGGAAACATGGGAAGCGAGTCCCGGTTCGATTATACGGCGATTGGAGATGCTGTAAACACAGCGGCAAGGTTAGAATCTGCAACTAAAGAACAGAAAGTAGACCTATTGATTGGAGAATCTACTTCCAGAGCGTCGGTTAAAATGCTGAATTTAGTAAACGAAATTTATGTAAAAGGTAAAGAAAAAGGACTAAGGGTTTACACTTTATAATAAACTCAATATACTTACACTTACTTTACTGGTATTGCTATGCCCCTGCTAGTGTGTAGCTTTCCGCACCCGTAAAGAGCTACGATAGCCCCACCCTGTTTTTAGTCACTTCTCAGGGTGGGGTTTTTTATTCTACCCTCCATACACGAACGCCGCGTACCTTATCTTTTGTTGTTGTTTTCATCCGCACTTTAAACTTGTGCCTAGTAGTCTCTAGTTTAATAACTCGTTTAGCTTCTTTAGTATCAAGACACGGGATAAAGAAACTTGAGTGTGGTTCAAACTTATCCCACTGGACATCAAAATTAATTCCATGTATTTCAATCATCTACCGAAATATCCTCCTTAACTTCACTAGGTATAAACGTGTCGCTAAATACATGCGTGTGTACTGGCGCTGAATCTAACACCGTACCTTTACCCAAACGCTTTTTAGAACTGCCTTTAGCTATTCCTTGCGCGGTCAAACTGTTTATAAAGTCTTTAAATATAATTTGTTGTTCGGCACAATATGCGCGTAGCGACCTAGTAAATATATAAACCAGTCCAGTATCCGGCTCCCACCGTCCTATCATTTCATTTCTAGGTTCTTGTATAGGGCTTGGAGGTAGTGCTGTTCGTTGATCTGCTTTACCATCTATAATCAAAAACTTGTTCCAATTAGCATTTTGATATGCTCCTAGCACACCAATAAAGTCTATGTCTGGCTCATTTATCTGGTCGCGTAGCGTAGGAACTAAATCTGACATAGCCCATCTGTATACTCTATCTACATCAAGGTCTATTAAATTCAACGCTTTAGCTATGTATGCTCCAGTAATATTGCAAGCAATAACCGCAGACCAGAACCGTTCTTTTGCGTCTAACTCAGCATCACGGTCTAGTCTTTCTTGGCATCTTTTGGCTATGTCTATTATCTTAGGCAGGTTCTGAGTTAGGTATTGGATATAGATTTCACCCGCAACCCCATGATTGTTATATAGTTTTCCCTCAAATATTTTGTTTGCTTCCGCTTTAGTCAGATTGTTGGTTTGCTCTATGCGGTACTCTAACAGTCGCATAATCTCCCCATCTGCAAAAGACTTCATCATACTTAACTTCTCTGCCATAGAAGCGTTACTAGATGCTAGTGCAATCAATGCCCAACTTGTGTCGTTCCTACGCTCCATGTTGTTTTGAGACTGCATACGCCCCGGCCCTATGCCCTGCGATACCCCATACAATAAAGTCGAAACCCTATCAGGCGGCATGTTGGTTATCTCATCTATGGTGTAAGGCAAGTTATTCATAATGCCTAGTCGGTTCATCTTGTGGGCAAACGTATCTGTTTCTTGTGCTAATAACTTATCAGGATGTCCATACACACTGTTGCACATCTTTAGTACGGTAGATTTACCTGTACCACTACTAGAGTTAATCAGGTTTATCATAGCTCCGTTATAACCCAAGTGTTTTATTATTGGCGCACCAAACGCAGTAAAGAATCCAAACGCATGGGGTTCAAACTTAGGCATGTCGTATACCGATACGACCTCCTTCCATACATCCAGACTGCCTGTAGGTTTTAGGTATTCGCACAAACGCTCAGTTATTTCTGATGGTGGTGAGTACCGCACTGTCTTCGCTGATATTTCTTTATCACCTAAAATAAATGCGTCGTTGTTATCTGTCCACCCAAACTGCCTTCTCATAATCTCAGCCTCATTTGAGTATTGTTGGTTATTAATGCACGTTATTAAGTACATCATTATCTGATCAAACGCTTTAGGCATTACAACAACGCCCCTTGCTGACAAAAACTTTCTTAGTTCTTCTTTACTAGTCACAGTAGACAAGGGAATCATAAATTCTTCTGCATCGTCTTTTGGTAGTTTCAACCGTACAAATACTAGCTCACCACGCTCCCTGTCTTTTAACCGCTTGGTCACACGCAAACTGTGTGCGTATACCAATACATCCGGCTTTTCGTCGTCGTCAGTAGTCTTATATATACCGCCTTCTTTACTCACAAAGTAGGGAAACGGTAATTCTGGTAAGTTATCTTTCTCTGGTTCTGCCTTCTTGATCTCGTGGCACAACGCAATCGGACTATTGATAGACCCTCTGTGTTTGCAACCATCACATAGGTTTGGTGCGTACTCCTCAAATGTAGTGCACCTGTAAGGCTTATCTACTAAGTCTTTAATCTTTCTCTGTGTTTCTTCAGCAGTATAATCTGGATGGTTCTTAGACATCTCATGTATGTACGCCTCACCATCTATACAGTTTGCAGGTATGGACAGTCCGGCTCGCCACAAGTTATAGTCTATACTTTCTTGGTTTTCCAGTATGTTCTCAATCTGAGCACAACCTTTCTGGCGTTTGGTTTTGTCTAATAAATTAGCAAACTTATTTTGTCTGTCGTCTAACAACCGTTGCGCTTCTGGAGGAAAGGAAACCTCGCTTGCGTGCGCCGGGGCCACGTTTAGAATACTTAATAGTTTTGTGTACTCAGTATCTTTCCCTTCTCGTAAGACTTTTACCTTTTGTGGTTCTTCGTCTTTATAGTTGAGCGTGTCTGGAACTCGAAGTATACGAGCACAGTCTGCCGTTACCGCAGGGTCAGCCTCAAACTCCGCTTCTCTACATAATAGCTTTATTTTCTCAGCGACAGGTTTCCATTGTTCTTTATCAATAGCTTCTGTCAGTGTCCAATAAACATGTATACCCCTGCCACTATTAATTAGTGTAGGCGTAGGTAGCCCTTTATCGTTACAAAATTTCTTGAGTGCTAATAACGCTTCGCCCTGACTGGCAAAAGGTTTCCCCTCGCCGCAATCTAAGTCAAGCCAAAAAGATTTAAACCACTTAGCATTTTCCTGTGTCCTAGAAGAATTGTTTTCAAAAGTAGCGCACCCATAATAGACATTGAACTCGCCTACTAGTAGCTTCTCTGCCCCTGCTTTTAATTCTTCTAACGTATCATGAAAACTTTGTCGTGGTGCTAACCCCGCTTTTAACCCTACAAGACAATAATAACCTTCACTCGGAAGGATTCTTGTCAGAGTCTGTATCATAATCCCAATCCAATTTTCCGGTTTCTATAATTCTTTGTACTTTGTCGTGGTGTTTCTTATGAGGGTTCCAATCCCCATAAAACCACGCATACATATTGAATCTCGACACACCGAAATACTTAGATAACTCTTGAATTGGGATATCATTTTCAATACAAACCCTGCCAAGTTTAACGCCGATATTTTCAATCGGCGCTTCCTCATTCTTGCGGAGGGTATACACACTATAACCTCTAACGTCTTTCATTAGTCGTCTACCTTGTCGTCATCTGCAAATTGATTGAGGATGTCATCTAACTCGTTGGCATCATCTTTTTTCACAGGTGCTTTCTTTTTACGACTCTTTGTGGTTTTTGGAACAGGTACATCTTCTGCAACAGGCGCTTCTTCTGCCTCACCAAACGGGTTGTCATCTTCAGTCTTAGCTGAGT